TGATATAGTTGATATAAATGTTGAGAATACAGGATATACGCTAATTGATATTGGCACGATACCCGGAATAGGAGGACAGTACTTATTGCCTACAGGAAGCGTAGGCGGCTGCGGATATCCTCCACGTTTGTATATAGAATACATTCCTAATCTAATGGATTATATCTTTTATAGTTAGGGATGCCTACCGCGCCACCGCCGTATGGTATTTTGATTGATATCTTAATGTATGGACTATATCTATTTATTGCTCTAACTGTCGTATCATTTATTGTTGGTATGGTAAACGGACAATCGTGTTGCGTAGGACCGAAGAACTCGTATGAGCATTTTCAGGATATTGGGACCAAAATAGATAATCATATCTATAAGTCATTACTGGAGATGACTGCTACAATTGATATGTATACTCAGAAATTACAAAATACAATTGACGAGACGGGTTCTATGAAAGTTCAGACGTGTTCTATTTATAATGGAGTCCATGATAAGTTTGTTAAGAGCAAAGCTTCGGAGGTAGCAGATACATCGGAATTTCAGCTACCGAAGAATCAACAGAAGATAATGCAGATGAACCGTGAAAAAAATGCCGAGAATTCGTGGAAAAATCAGATGGAGTTGTATATGTGGAATAACAAAGAGAAAGGGATGATTGATTGTACTAAGGTAACTATACCAAAGGCTACTATTGCCAGTATAGAAGAGGATTTTCAAGATGTTGCAGAGGGTCCTATTGCTCCCGCTACACTAGAAAATCTATCGCAGGATCTACAAGGAAAGATGCAAATATTTAGCAAATTGTTAGAAAGCCCAACAGTCATAATATGGCTAGCAGAGTGTATATCAATTCAGGGTACATCCAATTATCTAACTAACTATATCTATAATGTACAAGTGAATGCAATGATAGATAAATGTATTTCAAAAGAAACTAATGTACCAGGATTTAAGGATAAAAGCGAGAAAGAACAAGAAGGCATTACAAATCGTGCACAATTTAAATGTAAGATTGAACAAATGAAGAATGGACCTAAGATTGAAGATTTCCAAAATTACGTTAATAATGAATTTAGTTTCCCTGTGCCTTTTCCTACATTTGGAATGTCAGCAATACAAATTAAATGTTATAAGATTCTTTCACAAGGACAAGACTTGCTCAATAAGTTTTCAAAAATGATAGGAGCAACCTATAAAGATACTGTAAAATCGTATAGACGAATGAATAATACGAACAATACCTATATTGCATATAAAAATCAAATAGATAGTGTTACAGATAAAAACTATACGAAAGATCAAGCACAATCATTTAATTCGTAACCCCGAAGTAGGGAGATGCTGAAACGCTTTGGACATATTATTCCTTGGATTTTAGTCATCGTACTTGGGCTTCTTGTTCTATCCATGTTTGCCATGTATAGATCATTTCTATTTCCTTATCCTGAGGGATTTGATGATGTTCCGCCGCCGCCAGCGGACCCCGCGAAACGAATGAGGGCGATTCATGATATGAAGACAGCGGCAGAGGGTGTACAGGTAGAATCGTCTGACGATATGATTAGCAATATTAATGCATTTATATTAAAGGCTATGACAAATATGGTTGAGTCCTATGCGCCGTTGCCAGATTTTATTAATGATAAACTTGGTAAAATCATTGATGTTACCGATGATACATGCTTTATCGTAAGATCTATTGAGGCAAAATATACAAAACAGACACTAGCACAGTTAAAGTCGCCGCCGAGACGACCGACGCCGATAACACAAAAGAATGTGAAAAAGTTTGCGATGAAGAAAAGCCAATTTTTAGCCGAGCATAAGAATGCCGATCTTATAGAATGTTTTGAAGGAGGAGGAGGCACCGATATTAGCGGTGTGGATATTAGCGGCGCTACATCCTTTGTGTCATCCTTGTTTAAGAGCGATGACGAGGAAAAAGGTAAAGGCAAGGATAAGGGTAAGGGTAGCAAGGATATCGGCGACGTCACGGATATTAGTGGATATACCTTTGGAACACCGAAGTCGTTTGATGATGTGCCGGTAAAGGATAACAAAGAAGCAATGAAGAAAAAGCACGTAGAGGAGAATAAGCAGATTCTACGTATGAAGGTAAAATTGTTAGACATACAGACAAAAGTAGAGGCAATTATGAATACCGATGATTATAAAACATTGGTAGCCAAATTGAAGAAAGTGCCTATAACCGCAGAATTTGGGTCAGACTTTATTAAGAAGAACAAGGCAGAGATTGTGGAAGGATTCAAAGATTCTCCATATAAGTTCCCTGTACCTTATAAAAACTCGGAACTAGATGATACACAAAAAGGGTATTTAAATGTATTAAACACATCCTATGTTTTGTTAACGACTTTAGGCAATGATTTAGGGAAAGAGTTTACAACAGCCCAAACTGCCTTCACAAATCTAGTCACTAACTATAAGTTAATAGACCCTTCATATAGAGCCTAAATTCATAACAAGTTCATTCTCTCCTGTCGGCGGCTCACCGTATTCATTAAGGCTAGAGCCCGATGAGGTAGTCTCATCGTCATTAGTTTTTGGACTACCGTTCATCAGACTTAATACGAGACCAGCGCGCGCTGTATCGGCAACAGAGCCAGGCTTAGGCGGACGACCGCGAATCTTGCCCATAGATGTAGGCTTTACCTCCTTTTTGGGCACATAGGGATGAGCTTTCCATAGTTGCGGCTCTGGAATATCAGCCGCTTTATCAACTACTTTTCCTTCGTACACCGTCTTTTTGGACGGATTACGAAGTCGCAGACCGTTAAACTTCTTGACCGAGCCGCCTTTTATGAGAGTACACCCATTGCTTACGTAACGTTCGCAAAGTAAAGGTCTTGAATTCAGAATTTTTTCAAACAAGTTGGCAGGCAAATATTGTAGGCACCAACGACGCGTTTCATCGTACAAGACAAGGGCAATTTCAACCTTGCCCTCTTCCCGCACGGTTTCGGTTCCTATAAAGATATCAATCCATTGTTTTGCAATTGTGTTACATTGGTCGGACGAAAGTAATGCGCCGTCCATAGGATTCCACGCATCTAGGGTTGCGAGAAAGAGCGCTACCCGTTCAACCGTTGGAGAGCCCGACATAATAAGATTCCACATCTTGGACCACACCGGCACAATAGGATCTACATCCCCGCGAAATCCGAGTTCACTCCGTTCCCAACGACGAAGAATCTGGGTTACCCCGTCGGTAGTATACTTTTCGGACGAAATACTCATTGCTTGCGCGATATAATTAATATATTTGCGAAATATATGTATACTGAGCGGGTGAATTTCAGGATTCGTTGTCCTAGATGATAGGCAGCGTAGTTCAATAGAATTGAGAATATTGTAAATATGATGGGGGTCGTCCTGATTCTTCAGGACCCGCTCATTTACCTTAATCTTCTTAAATGTATTCATAAGCAGGGCGATTTCTTTGTCGGCAACGGGAATCCAACTACTTAGTCCGCCGACTACGGTCGCATCTTGGGATGTGATATAGAAGGAGAGTGTAGCGCGCAGTAGCGCATCGGCAGTTTCGTGTTGGAAAAGCCAATTGCGTGTAGAGATACGACGCGAAACAACGAAATCGGGAAAGAGACTGCTGCCGAGTAGACATTCCCAATGTTTTCCTCGTGCGGCGTCCATTAGGATGCGGCTGCCCCGTTCATTCCGCACCGACCCCAGAACCGGTGTTAGAATCCAGGCGTGCGGAATAAGATCATCATTTTCTACTACCACAAGTTCATCGCTAACTACCTCTTCACTTTCTAGGGATGCGAGGATTTCACGTACCCAGGCGTGTCGGCGAAGATTAGGACGCACTTTTGTTTCAGGGGCGGCAGCAGGAGCAGGGACGCCGTTAGGAACGGTTGCGGCAGTTTGGATATGAACCTGGAGTTTTGCGCGGGACCATTCCATTTGGCTCAAATTCTGGATATAATCGTGATATTTGGCGATATTCTCCGCCTCCTCTAACGACGCTGTAATATCGTAGTTAGGGTATCGTGTAGGAATAGACTCACTGAAGGCGACGAGCGCTTGGTTGAAATCGGGCGGAACGTCGGTCACAGTGGAGGATACAATCGCATCACTCAGACCGCATAATTCTCTATAATAGAAATTAAGGTCTTCGGACGTTGGTATATATTCTGTATAGACTGTACGACTATACAGAGTTCTTCCTTCTACGATGTCAATACAGACCAGTTTCTTGACTGTGTCAGTCATTAATTAATAAGTATGCGGATAACTTTAGACTTCAAATTTTGCACACCCTTATTAGGAACGATGTCGTGTGCTATACGACTAAAAGCGAAAGGATCGGGGTACGTGAAGGAATCAAGCGGGAACAGCAATGAATTGAATTCAAAACTGAGCGAGATGATGATGCGGCGGGACCAGGAGATAAACCAAATCTTCCAAACTGATACAGCGCCCTATCAACTAGATAGTGATGGTCCGATTCCGAAGGCAATGAATTTAGCGGTCTATTCAATCGCTCTGGATAAGTATGTTACAGAGAAACAGCAACGGACACTTATGTATAAATCCCCAGCAGAACCGGATTATGAGAATATGTTTGAGGTCGTAGCCACATTTTTATACGCCGTGAAGGCGGAGAATATTAAGGGGTATAAGCCGCCCCGTCGCCAGGCGACGCATTTGGAAGTTGCACAATTTACGACGCCCCGCTGGGGAGCGTGTATGCTTCACGTATTTCTATAATTGTTTGGAATCCAGACATATATAGACTTCGCCCCCGCCTCTTGTTTACGTAGAGGGGTTCGCTTGGTAGTTAATGGAATTTGTAAGGGACGGCACGTAGAATTTACCAGATGCCATCGCAATCGCATTGGGGTCATTCTTGATTGCCAGTTGTACTTGGTTATTGTAGAGATTGACTGTGGCGCCAAGGTTGTTGCGGATTTCGGTGTCTGATAAAGGACGATTGTAGACACGGAATGCGCCAATTCCGCCTTGGAATGGCATTTCGGAAGGAACCCTCTTGTAAAGAGGATTGATAGATGAACCGCCGCCAAGTGAATATCCGATATAGCCCATTGTATTCCGGGGCGTGAGTCCACCCATACTGACGGGACCGATACCGTTGATATATACACTGTGATTTCCCTGATCATATACGTGAACAACGTGCGACCACTGTCCAGAAGGAATTGCACCGGCATTGAAGAATGTGTAACCCTTTTCGTTGGACTGTAGAGCAATAACGAGTTGACCCTTGTAGAGTGCCATGGCTGTATAGCTTTGTGCAAAGGAAGGACCATTGAGGACGGCAAGAATCTCGCACGTGTCTACATTGGGATTGATCCATAGTTCGCGCGTCTCGGCATACTTCGTTGCAATGCCAATTGTCATCGTTGCACTTGTTGCCTTATTCCACTCTTCAAAGGGCGGTAAATTCGTTCCTGGTGGGTTGTAGTATGAACCGTATGGATGTACAGGTCCAGGAACACTGCCTCCAATAATACCGCCCCAAGGATTGCTCCAAAAAGTGGTTAGTCCTACATAGGTAATTGGAGCACTCCACACCAGATTATTATTGCTTCTGATAGTGACAACAAGTGATTGCGAATTAGATGCATTATTTGTCACGGATGCGTTCATGTAGGCTAAGAGAGTTGTCCACTTTCCGTCCTCTGGCGCCTGCCATTGTGCGGGTCCCATAGTGTATACAACAGAGTAGTTTGTCTTCTGATTGCCTGATATTCCCATTCCTTCTCCAGGATAACCAATGTCTTTTAGGGGCACTTCGCCGCTGGCAAAAATAGGTCTAGACGCATCAAACGGCGGCGCCATGTATAGTATATAGGCGCCAGGGCTGGCAGGCCAGTATTGCGACCACAATGACGACCTGTAAGATTCTACAGAATCGCTCGTGTATTTACATTCATTTTGCGAGTTAATCATCTTTGTATATCCGCCGTCGGATATTATATAGACCTTATTTCCCTGGTTGTCTTGGTCAAACCGAGCAATAGGTACCTTTGTAGAACGATCCGCAATAGCAGGTCCATACATTGCAGCAGGGAACGATGCCCACTTGGATGTGTAGGTTGACCGAATTGTATCAGAAGCCGGACCATTTACAACATTGGACGCGGGTAGTCCAAGCACTTGGTTTACAAGATTAGGCGTTCCTAGAACGGTTGTGCCGTCAAGTTGTATGCCATATTTATCAGCAACACGCGTTCCAGAGGCAATAGCCGATCCGACATACATAGCATTTACAGATGTCCATTTTCCGTTTGTCGTATAATCCGCCTTTACAGAAGGATCCGCCAAGGCGGCACTATCTAAGTTGAGGACTAATCCGTCACGCGTTATTCCAACGCAAGGGGGAGAGGATGAGCGCTGCGTTGTGATACCGAGGCAACGCATTACGGCAATATCTTGTTGTACGGGGTCATCCGTCTTTGTCATTGCGTTGTATGTATTCTGGAAGAGTGCCTTCACATTGCCCCACGTAAGGGTATTGAGTTGACCGATTGTTTCGGGTTCTGAAGGGTAATTCGTGCCGGCTGGTTGGCATCCTGCGATACGCCATTGCTGCTGAACACACTGATCAAAGAACGGTCCAGGTGTATTATCGGGCAAATTGCAGGGGTCAAATCCGGTAGTACCGATACAGAGCCACATAGCGGCTTGTTGTACAATAGGTGTACTTCCAGTCTTTATCATATTATAGATAGCATCATAACCGGCAACGGCGTCGCCGACGGATATAATTCCACCTGTGTAGAGTACAGGATTGATAGCAACATTCTCGCCCTTCATAATCTGTATTGCAACCTTATCAAATTGCCCAGGAGCATTGCCTGATTTTAACATCTGAACAATAGACCCCTGCGAAGTGAGTCCGACACCTTGTGCGAGGGAAATGAGACAGGCGTTGCTGATTTTACCGTTTATGTCGGGTGTACAGAGTGTTGGTCCAGGCGGTGCGGGTTTGATACCGTTGAGTGGTTTACAGACATCACTATAACTGCCGCCACCCTGAATGAGACATTCGCCGTTGGGAACCCAGTTTCCATTCATATTGTTGACACAATCATTTTGTGAGTATAGACGAATACTGAAATCGGGTGAGGGATAGCCAAAAGTGCCACAGTTGACTCCTTTTGCTGTAACTAAAGGTTTAGCAGGTGTAGTATTACAAGATGCACCATTCATAATAGGAGGTGTATCGCACATAGCCGCCGGAGCAGTAATCTTTCCAACAGTTAAGGAGTTGGGGTATTTTTCGGTGCCGTCGGCGTGTGTAGGAATTCCGCGACCGGATGATGCACAGAATCCGCAGGCACCGTTGACGGAGGGGGCATCAATACCAATACAGGTCTTAATACGCGCGCAGTTCTTAATTGCCTCTAGTTGTTGTGCAAGTTCAAGGTCCCAAATCCACTGACCGTTGCCGTAATTGGGTATTCCATTTACACCATCATCATTGAGACCCTTGGGAAAGAGCGGACCATCAGCCTGTCCTAAGGCGCCGCTGGAGGTCATATTCGGATCGGGTATGTAATACCAGCCACAGCCTACGATTGCGCGCCTTACGTGACGGGGTAAATTTTCGGGCATTTTTGCGGACCGACAGAATTGAATATCGGCATCGGAATACTTGCTGTTGTTATCAGCTTGAAGATTTCGTACAATAATCTTTTCAGGGCTATTCAAATAGACGTCGGGTTGATTTACAACCGGATCCATAACATTTGAATAATCAGGCATTGCAGAGTTCGTCATCACTTCCTTGCCAAGAACATTCTCTAAGTAGTTTTGTTCATATGCGATAAATTGCGATGTTGCCTTCTTTAGAGAAGGCGGTTGTACACCGCCGGATACAGACGATAAAAAATCAGCCAGAGTGGCAATTATAGGCGGGTTACCAACTGTCGCAGATGCTGATCCGGAGGTATCTTGGAAATTCTCAATACTACTGACCTTAGATTTCCGTAGCACTGCTAATACGGTCAATAACACGACCACTATAGCAATTATAATTAACCAGATTGCCATCTGATGGTTCCTCTACATATGTTTTGTTAAATTAAACATATCTAGAAAATGATTCCCATATAACTTATATTCCGCCAACATAATTATCAGGATTTGCTTGGTAGTTAATAGCACTGATGAGAGACGGTACGTAATATTGACCGCCCGCCATCGCCAGCTGATTGGGGTCGTTCTTGGTCGCCATTTGTACCTGATTGACATAGGTACCGATAGTAGCACCAAGATTGTTTTGGACATCTTTGGTGGATAATTCACGGTTGTATACACGGAATGCGCCGATTCCGCCTTGGAATGGCATTGGGGTAGGGAATTTCTGGTAGAGGGGATTGACAGCGGATCCGCCGCCGAGCCAGTAGGACATATAACCGTTATAGTCTACGCGTGTAAGTCCATTCATTACAATAGGACCAATGCCATTAATATATACTTTATTCTTGCCCTGGATATATGTATGAACAATATGCGTCCACTGTCCTACAGGAATATTACCACCCTCAACGTTAAAGAAGGTATAACCCTTCTCAACGGATTTTAGAGCAATGACGAGATTGCCCTTGTAAAGTGCCATAGCCGTATGGTTGCCGCCGACGCCATTATTGACCGCAAGGATCTCGCAGGTTTGCGTATTAGGATTAATCCATAGTTCGCGGCTTTCCGCAATAGGACCTGGGTCAATTTCAAGTGTCATTGTTGCGCTTGAAGCACTATCCCAACTTGAAAACTGCGGAAGATTTCTACCTCCGTTTGTTTTGACATAATAGCCTCCAATAGGACTGACTGGTGATGGTCCAGAGCCCTGGATGTATGCAAACCATGCACCCTTCCCTGCTCCCGTACAAGGGGCAGTAAATGTATCACCAAAGTTTGATACTAGCTTAATTTTCAGAGCCTGTGCTGCCGGTCCTTTCATCATAACATTAATGTATTGTAAATACATATTGAAATCGCCATTTATTTTAGGCTGCCACTGTGTTAATGCCGTGCCAAGAACCGTAAAGTATGTACTTTGATCACCATGAATTCCGAGACCTCCACCTGGGTAACCAATATCCTTTAGTGGTCCAGCAATCGTCATAATAGGTGCAGCAGCACTAAACATAGGAGACATAATTACTGTGTAGGCGCCAGGGCTGGATGGAAAGTAGGTATCCCATTTGTTAGGAGCATAGGAAGATATATCATCGCTTGAGTACTTGCATTCGTTTTTGGAATTGAGTAGTTTCATGTAACCGCCATCCATTACGCCATATACAGTATTTCCCTTGCTATCCGTGCTAAACAACGCAATTGGTACTGGAGGTGTCAGCGCCTGTGGATTGCTACCCTGAATAGCAGGTCCTCCTAGAGCAGCGGGGAACGGCGGAAATCTAGACTTGCCAGAGTCTACAATGGTGCCAGGGGCAGGTCCATCTAGTACATCAACGGGGGGTTGTCCGAGTGCCTGAGCAATAAGATTGGGGCTCTTAATGACTGTTGTACCATCAAATTGTGCACCTAGTTTGTCTGTTACACGCGTTCCTGAGACGACGGCAGGTCCAATATAAACTGCATTGACTGATGTCCACGCGCCGTTCATTGTATAATTTCCACTTATTGTACTGTCCGAGAAGGCACTACCGTCTAAGTTCATTATCATGCCGTTACGAGTTATTCCAGTACAGGGTTTATCAAGATAGCGCTGCGTTGTAATACCGAGGCAGCGTTGTACCGCAATATCTTGCTGAACAGGATCTGTAGCAGTCATCGCATTGTAGGTATCTTGGAACATCTTCTTCAAGCCGCCCCAGGTGAGTGTATTAAGCTGAGTAATTGATTCTTTCTGCGAGGGGTAAGAGGTACCAGCGGGCTGGCATCCTGCGATACGCCATTGCTGCTGAATGCACTGGTCAAAGAATGGTCCAGGCGTCTTATCGGGCAGATTGCAGGGATCAAAGCCGGTAGTACCGATACAGAGCCACATAGCGGCTTGTTGTATAATATTAGTACTTCCGCCCTTTATCAAACTATAAATTTTATCGTAGCCGACAACGGCGTCGCTTACACTTATAATACCACCCTCATAAAGCGCACGGTTGACATTAATATTTTCCCCCCTTATAATTTGTACGGCAATGGTATCAAATTGATCGGGAACATTGCGTGCTTTTAACATTTTGATAATAGATCCCTGCGAAGTCAAACCAACACCTTGCGCAAGAGAAATGAGACAGGCATTGCTGAGTTTGCCGTTTATGTCAGGGCTACAGAGTGTTGGTCCAGGCGCTGACGGCTTTACCCCGTTGAGTGCTTTACACGCAGCACTCAAACTTTGCCCATTCTGCCCCATACACTGACCGTCTGCCGTCCAGTTTCCATTCATATTGACAGCACAATCATTTTGCGAGTATAGACGAATGCTGTAATCGGGCGATGGGTATCCAAATGTACCACAGTTGATTCCTTGGGGTGTAATGACGGGTGCAGGAGGTCTGGCGGGATTGCAGGCAACAGAATTCATAAGAGGAACTGCATCGCATACCGCCGCCGGAGCGGTAATATCACCAATTCTCAACGAATTGGGATACTTTTCAGTACCATCTGTATTTACAGGAATAGCTTTGCCGGATGGTATACAGAATCCGCAGATACCCTTGACGGAGGGGGCATCAATACCAATACAGGTCTTAATGCGCGCGCAGTTCTTAATTGCCTCTAATTGCTGCGCAAGTTCAAGATTCCAAATCCACTGACCGTTGCCGTAATTGGGTATACCACCTTTGCCGTCATCCTCAAGACCCTTGGGAAAGAGCGGACCATCAGCCTGTCCTAAGGCACCACTGGAGGTCATATTCGGATCGGGTATGTAATACCAGCCGCATCCTACAATGCCGCCCCTGATATGCGGTGGCAGATTCTCGGGCATTTGCGCGGACCGACAGAATTGCATATCGGCTTCCGAGAATTGACTAGCATTGTCTAGTTCAAGATTTTGCACAATAATATTATCAGGTGTATTCAAATATACGTCGGGTTGATTTACAGCCGGGCTTATAATTTTTCCATAATCAGGCATTAAGGAATTTGTCATAACTTCCCTGTTGAGTACGTTTTGTAGATAGTCCTGTTGCCCTGAGACAAATCTGGTTGTCGCGGCTTTTAGAGACGGTGGTCTACTGCCGCCGGTTAGCGATGTTATAAAATCAGCAAAAGTTCGGCTAGGCGGGGGTTCCATACCCCCAACAGGCGTAGACGTTAGTCCGGAGGCATTTTGGAAATGCTCAATATGGTCGTTTTTAGATTTTCGTAGTAGAGCTAATACAGTGAATGCTGCAACTACACCGATGACTACAAAAATCCAGACGTTCATCTGACAAAGTCCTCTACAATGTTTTGTTAATTTAATTAGACCACGCCTAGTTATGTTTGCTGATGGTGAGCGCAGAAATCATCTTATCAATCCCACGTGTTCGGATATCAGGAGTATCATATGTAAATACTTGGCTTCTTGAACCAATGTCATCCTGATATGCCGTCACGACGTAACCTGGCGGTACTTTAATTGAACTTACACTATCGTTTGGAATGTATTTGATAAATTTGGTAAATGGATAGTTTCCTACATCAAGAGGTACGCCGGCGCCTTTAAAATTATAGTCTGGATAAAATGTGGGTAGTACAACCGGTGGTGGTGGCGCCGGCGCCGATTTACAGGCTGGCGACGTCTTACGCGTTACATCAATGCCTAAACACTTTTTGACGTCGGCATCTTGCGCCTCTGCGCCATTCGCACCTTGTAGAGCCATATAATTACGCTCAAATATAGCAGAAATATCTCCCCAAGTCATAGAATTGTATTTTGTGGTATCCGCCTCGGTTCTAGGATATCCATCGCCGGCGGGCTGGCAACCACTGACTCGCCATAATTGTTGGAGACACAGGAGCGGGAAAGGACCACGTTCATTATTATCAAATCCGCAAGGATCAAAGTTGGTGGTACCGACAACAAACCACTTCGCCGCTTCCCGTATACGCCTATGAATTCCTAAACGCATTTGTTCTTTGATTTTCATATAGAGGTTCGCTGCCGTGTTTATATCAATCTTTCCTCCTACCTTGCCAATACCGCCAATATCTCCACCACTGAGAATTGTATCGGGTATATTGACGCCGATATTTGCGAGTTGTGCCATCGCAACACGATCATTTTCTGTGAGGTTACCGCTCGTTTTTAGAATACGTAGAATTGCGCCACTTGTTGTATAACCGAGCCCTTTAGCCACTGAAATTAAGCAAGAGGTACTTAAACGTCCATTTACATCGGGTGTACATACTGTTGTTATAGGCTTATTGAGGTTTGCGCAATCTTCGCTATAATTTCCGCCAATACGACTTCTACATTGCCCATCGCTAGATAACACACCGTTAAAATTATTACATTCATCTTTACTGTACATACGTAGCTTTCTATCATCGGAGGGGGTTCCAAAAGTGCCGCATTCTGTACCGTCAGATGCGGTAATAACACGTCCTTTTTGTTTTAGAGCCTCACAATCACTGCCGTTCATTATAACTTGTGTACCACAGGTGGCGTTGGTGTTTTTGAGATATTTTTCAGTGCCGTCGCTTTTTACGGGCACAGCGTAGCCACTTGTAGGGCAGAATCCACAGCGTCCATGTACAGCATTTGTATCAATGAGTTCACACATTGTAATTTGCCGACATAGTTTGATTTCCTCTAATTCTTGCGCCTTTACAAGGTCCCATATCCATTGTCCGTTACTAATGAGTCCATCACGAAATATTGGACCATTTACAGTACCAAGAACACCAGTAGATGTTTGTGAAGGATCATCTACATACCACCAGCCACAGCCCTCGCGTGCTCTTCGGAGACGTCTTGGAAGATTTGCGGGCTGAAGTGCGCCACGACAGTATTTATTATCGTAGTCTGTATATTTGTTACTAGGATCTTCAATAAGACGCTGGGCGACAAGGACGGAATCGGATGTGTCCATACCTAGATAAATGTCGGGGACTGCTAATGCGGTTGTCATATCTTTTACACCTGAGTTTACAATGATATCCTCACCATAATTGTTGTAGGTTACATTTTGGGATTTTATAAATGGGGGTTGAACATCCAGAAGATTCTGAAACCCTTCGCTTTGATAGTATTCAAAACTGAAGCAAAGTAGCCCAAGAGTTAAGATTAATATGATAACTCCTGCCAATAAAATCATCCCTACTTATTCAATAGTTTATCATAAGATGATATATTATTGAATAATATCCGCTCGGTCGTTTACGGCTCTCCGCCCGTATAGGGGTGATCTGGCGGTAATGAATCCTGCTTGCCCCACTTCCACGCTAGGTAGCCTTCTACCTTTGCGCGCTCATCGTCAGTGAGTGCACGGTCGTACATAATAAGCTCGTGTACATAGCCCGCTACTTGTCCTAATGCGAACTGCATTGGTCCATTTAAGAAACCACGTACAGATGTGTAGGTACTATCCGCCCATTGATAGGTGGCAGGTATTCCGTTTCCATATACAGGATCAACAAACTGATTTCCATTGATATTTACACTAGTACGCACATAAGGAGCAGTAGAATTATTAGGATCGGATACTGTTAGACTGACAATTGTTGGCGTATTCATTGCAGTGCCAGGAGGAGCGATTGCGCGTTGTAATGTATTATATCCATTTGTAAAACCTATACAACCATTGCCGCCACCCTGTGCGTAATGGTATAAGTAGAAGTATGTCCAATTGGGAGGATTTACTGTTAGCCAAGGCATATTACCAGCATTAGGATTGTTCGCTGATATAACAGCAAATATTGTTGGCGAGCCAGGTGTTCGTGATGTTTCAACGGGAGACGGGTCAAAAGGAGGTAGTACATAAAACGTTTGTTGGTTACCTACCACCTGTCCATCATTGCCGTACTGCTGCGATTGTAAAATAGAACCCTTGTTGTTTGCTATCCTCACCTTTCTCTGGTATGTAGGTATTACGCAAGAATCATTCCAACAATAATAGGGTACATTACTCTTTGAAGCAGCCTGTGCATTACGTCCCTTTCCTGACTTATCCTTCCAAAGAGGAACGGGCTCTCCATCCTGAGGTTGCTTTCCTGTTCCAAGTGGATCATCACCGTCCAGCCATACTGTAATGTTTTCAATTTCCGTCGGCGCCCAGTTTGTACAACCGAATCCGGTGGAAGCTTTGGAGTTTCGGTTGACACCGTAGCACATCTGTACCGCATCGGCTTGCGCCTGTGCTTGTTCCTCTGTGCCTTTGTAATTGGCATTAAAGTTATTAGCGGCTTTGTGAATTCCGTCAAAGTATTTCTGAATTGCCGCAATGCTCGGCATATTCAAGAGTTGACCAATGATATCCATATCGGGTTTGCCATTCTTCATGGGGGAACTAGTACCATTGAGTGAGCACGCCTGGAAGGGATACTTTCTACGGAAATCCGGTGTGCTCTCAGTATTCAAGAGACCACTGAAACGATCCTTAATGCTGGTGTACGTACCCTTGAGTGTTGAGCCTATTGGCGTATTAATTACATCAGAGCCCGCGTTGAGCCATAGGTATTGTAAGCACTCGCCGGTTACATTATTTATTGGTGTAGTAACAACACCGACCGAGCCATCTGCATTATCAATAATGGTTTCACAGGCATTTACAATATCAAAGCCGAAGAGCAATTGTGCAGCGGAGTTCATTGCCCTGATACGTGTAGGAACATTCAAGCTAATAACAGTTCCAGTTGAATCCTTGCCTCTTGTTGCAGCACTGTACAATCCAGTCAAATATGTTGAAATTGCATTGAGATCGCCGTAACTGTTGAGTTGTGACAGACCGCCATTTGTGGTCGTGAGTTTGCCCCTTCCTGGAATTCCACCGGCTCCCTTGTACAATTCAAGCAAGCAAGCAGCGCTGTATTTGCCAGGCATCTGGTCAGCCGCCATACACGCAGAGCTCTGTAGAAGTGCCGCAGTGCTCTTATTTGAGATTAGAGGTCCTAAAGGGGCTTTAGGTATGTCATCGCGGTAAAACGGGTCAGATAAAAATCCAGGTACTTTTGCTGTGAATGTAGCCGTCTGACTATTCGCCTGACTGCTCCAGAACCAGAACTGGTTTTTGACTAGTCCTGATGTAGATGTCCACGCGGGTGCGTTAATGGATGAACTACCGGTGTAGGGTCCGTATAACCGCAGGGGGGTACCACCTGGTGGAGGGGGAGAAAGAGGGAAGGAATTTACCATACTGATTGTCTGCATAAATGGTATCGTACGATCCGTAGAGTTAAACATCTCCCACTGTATGAGAACAGCACGGAACGAATTTCCAGGCGGGTCCGATTGACCTGGTGTACTGAATTTACTATATAAACTTGCACTTTGTGGAGGCTGCGCACCTATAAATTTATCAAACCAATTGACAATTCGCGTTCCAATAGGTGGAGGAGTTGCAGCATTAATGGCGGTATCTGCCGGTTTATATCCATAGCACCAGACAGCAGAATTATTTTCAGGTTTCTCAGCACTGCACTTTGCGGATGAGGGATTTCCACCAATAGGAATTAAATTGAATGTTGACGAGCCAGTTTGCGCAGCGTAAACAGGACCGGCATCGCCTGTAATAGCACACCGAGGCGCCTGTAATCCACTTGAAAGTGCAGCAGTAACTTGGGGAGATGTAGCTAAAGAGGTGCCAATACGAGTACATAGTGCCTTAGCCGTATCAGATGTATAGGTTGCTAGTGCTCCAGCTCGGCTGACTTCTGTTACTTGGAATACTTCGGGCTGTCCGCCTGTACGACTGGGCTGCTCTTGTGCGACTAATACCTGTACCGTATCCGCCTCTTTTACACCATTAATTTTGAGTGTAAATTCCTGTCCTGGATTACCACCATTGTCTGCGGAAAATGTCCTGCCACTTGCCACATGGGTAACGACAATCTTTGTAATACCAGTATCAAACGGTGTTAGAACGCGTAGAACAACATCAAACGGACGTTCGCGTGGTTGATATACAAATAAATCCTCGCCTGAAAATGGAGCTTGGGCGCAAGGGAGTTGATCTAATGTCAATCCTTCTGCGGTTTTGCCACCGTTGAAACCGCCGCTTTCACCAATCTCTTCGCAACCCAGTTGATTATAGACCTTTTCGCAAGATGGCTGGTCAACTACAAACATTCCGGGAGGGCATTTGCCGAGTGTAGGATAATAATCGGGATACGGGTTTCCAGCACTAGTAGCGGCATCGGCGGCGTCATTACGGTCCTGTAATAGCGATAAGAGACCGCCAATAAATGTACCAGGGCTGCTTCCGTCATATTTGGTACCCTTCTTCATACAAATACCGCAAAGAGCGTTTTCAGGATTTTTTAGTTGGTTACAATTACGTCCCTTGATATTCGCCTGGCACTTGAGCGCTTTAATGTATAAGTCGTTTGCGGGAGGCAACTGGGGATAAACTGCCTGGGGCGCAATGCCTAGATTCGTAGCCGACTCACCTGAAGGAATATCGTCGGGAGTTTGGAGAGCCGTCACAATTTGTTTATTCGCAGTAGATGTTGCGTTATTAAATTCCTGTACATATTGCGACGCCGTAAGATCAGTGCTAATATTTGCAGTCGCTACACCAAAATTGGGAAGCACCGGGTTGAGCGAAGCAGCAAGGGGATTATATGTCTGCATCCCCTTTGTGCCCATGTTTAGACGGTCCGCCTTGTACGATACCATATTTACAGCAAAACCCTCAGGATTATCATTTTTACCCTGAGCAACAGGGATAACAAAGGTAAAAATAAATACTAAGACAAGAAGGACAACAATTACTATTCCTCCAATTTGTCCTCCAATCATTACTCTAATTAATGTTTCTAAATATTTGAATGGATTGGCGCATAACAATCTATTCAATTATTGTTTGAAATACAGGTTACTATGTAGCAATAGACAAGATAAAGATGCCGGAACCACCAGCGCCACCGGATGAACCACCGTTACCGCTATTTGCAGGTGCTGTGTATCCAACTTTGGCATCGGGTGAACCGGCACCATAGGTTCCACCTGCATACGAAATGCCAGGACCTCCTGCCCAGTAATCTAGGGGGACACCGCCAATACCACCACCAGCATTGGATATAGGGCTTCTACTAGGTCCGTTTGTAGAAGCACCTTGCGCGCCGACGGATTGGCAGCCGCCGCCACCACCACCACAGCCACCATTAGTTGCACAGCAGTATTGCCCTGTAGAACCGCCATATGCTCCGCCGATAGCAACAATGGGCGTTATACTGTCCGCGGTAAAGGTTGTATTTCCACCATTCTGTTGTCTGCTACCAGGTCCGCCGGCACCAATTGATACAGCGTATTGTATACCTGGGCTGAGCGATAAAGGCGAATTAATAAATTGTGAGGGAAATGCGGAAATACCTGGCACGTTTGTCTGGAGACCACCAGCACCGCCACCGTTTTTATTACCGGCGCCACCACCACCACCGACTGCAAAGTAATTGATGTCAACCTGGCTAGAGGTTGTGACAACTGCATTACCGGTGATTAAATAGTATGTAGTGCCGTTTACGGTAATCTGGCTGAAGGGTCCTGCGACAGAGATGCTGGGCGGCATTGGGACACTCGGCACACCTATGACCGTGAACGATTTAGCATTTGCATCATCTACTGAACCGGCAAAGGGAGTATTCCATATTTCATTTGGCGCCTTGGACTGGCTGAAATATTTATCAGGGTAATTTGTTGATTGGAAGGATACCATGTTTGAATCATTGTTGAGCGCAGCCACCACTTTCCAAGAGGCATCATTTGCGAACAACGTACTGTTATCTTTGCGATGAGCCCAGACACGCCAACCCGCGTGGCGTAAATACAGCGGTGAGGGGTCAGTTGTCTGGAAGCTAATACAACCTGCTTGTCCGTTGAGCGGCGATGCCAAATAAAATGTAATGTTTGGTGTGTTTTGTCCGCCGCCCAAAAAGGATGTTCCGTTTGAATAAAATACATAGTTTGTCTTTTCGGTAGGATCGCCATTATTGATATAACAGGTGATGCCTGGAGCAACCTTGGCGGGAGGAATGAGTGTACAACCGGCACCAAGTTGGTTCGCCTTCACTTGGTTAATACCGTAGCACTGTTTCATAGCAATCGCCTGTTCCTTTTGGTTCTTACCGTAATTGGCTGTCTTTTGAATACCGTTAAAGAAGTTTTGTACTGCTTGTAAGTTGTCCATATTTGTGAGTTGACCGATAACCATGTCATCGGGTTTTCCGTTCTTCACAGGAGCCATTGTACCAGTGACTTGGCAAGCCTGGAAAGGGTACTGATTACGTCTATCAGGAGTGCTCTCATTGTATCGGAGACCGCTAAAACGATCCGCAATACTTGTGTAAGTAGCAGAGAATATAGTACCGGCAGCCGCTGCCATCGGCGAACGATCGGCATCGGTTTGATTGTTGAGCCATAAGAATTGGAGGCAATCGGGTGTTACATTGCTCATCGGCTTTGCTACGAGACCAATAGAACCATCTGGGTTATCTACAATATCTTCGCAGGGGTTTGTAATCTTGAAACCGAAGAGTAACATTGCGGCAGAATTCATTGCGGCAATACGAGTGTTCATATCCATACTAATAACGTTGCCATCACTATCCTTACCAGTTGTAGCTGTACCATATAGTTCATCAAGATAACCACTAATTGCGGAGAGATCTCCATACGAATTGAGTTGCGAGAGACCGCCGTTGTCTGTAGCAAGTTTACCCTTTGAGGGGTCACCGCCGGCGCCCTCAAAGAGCGAACGTAGGCAGGCAATACTGTAGCTACCTGGGCTCTGATCATCCTTAAAGCAAGGTGACGTCTGTAACAACTCCATTGTAGCAGGATTTGTAATAAGAGGACCCATAGGTGCATTTGGTATATCATCCTCATAATACGGGTTTTGTAGATATCCAGGAACGCGGGCAGTGAATACAACACTTTGTAGTGAAGGATTTCCACCCCAGAGCCAGAACTGATTTTTCTGCATAGACATACTTTGAGTCCAGGCAGGACCCCTAATCATTGCGCTATTGGCAAAAGGACCTATTAAACGGAGGGGGTTCGGACGATTCGTCATAGGAATAGTATTTATATGGGTTATTGTCGGTTGGAAAGAAACATTACGATTGAGCGAATCCTCCATCTCCCACTGGATAAGAATGGCGCGCTCCGATGTTCCAGGCGGGTTTGTACTATTGGGATCCGTATATTGACTATATTTGCTAGCACCCTGTGGAGGCGATGCCTTATTTTGAAACGATTCAAAGAAGTTATAGATTTTCGTATTGATAGACGGTTGATTATTTACTACAGTCTTAATCGGCTTGAAACCATAGCACCAAGCGCCGTTGGGGGGATTTTGCGAAGGGCAGAAATCGGTGCCGGCGTGAGAGCCGTATCCAACAAATCCTTGGTAACCACTTTGTACGGAATACATAGGCTGCGATCCGTCCGCTGTCATACCACACTGAGGCGCCTGTCCGCCCTGTACATTTGATTTCTGAAGTTGCGCTTTTGTAGCCAGTGTCGTAGCCATACGAGTACATAGATCACGTGCTCCCTGTTGGTCGTATTTCCGCATACCTCCCTGCGAATCCGTTTCATATACATAGAACACTTCTGCCTGTCCCTTAGGGCGGTGGGGCTCTTCTTGTATGACCATAATGTTTACGGGGTCCTGTTCCTTGACACCGCGGAGTGAAAGTGTAAACTCTTGTCCAGGATTGCCACTGTTATCCGTCGTAAATGTACGATTTGTAGGTATGTGTGTTACAACAACCTTGGTAATACCCGTTCCATATGGCGTCATAAAGCGTAAGTTTACATTATAAATTTTATCAGGCGGCTGGTAGACATAGACATTTGCTACAGGTGCCTGTGCACACGATACAGCAGGGATTTCAAGCCCCTCCTTTGTCTTACCACCTTGGAATCCGCCGGAATTTCCAATTTCTGTGCAATTCAATTGATTAACCGCCTTTTGGCAAGAGGCAGAGTCTACGTAGAACATACCAGGCGGGCATTTGCCAAGTGTAGGTTGATGCATTGGTATCTCTCCGCTGGCTTGATCAATAGCATCATTACGATCATGTATGAGTGATAATAGACCACCAATAAATGTATTTGGTCTTTCCCCATTAAATCGGGTACCAGCATCAATACAAATGCCGCAATCGCTATACTTTGGATTGTCTAACATTGAGCAGCTCTCGCGATTTTTAATATCCTTTTCACACTGACGCGCCTTTAGTAATAAATCGTTGGAGGGGGGCAGCGACGCTTTTACACCAAGAGGTGAGGGAGCCATATTTGTGGGAGATTTCACCGAGGGTGCTATATCTGGATTTCCCATGGCTTGTAAAATATTCTTATTTGCCGTTTTTGTTAGTGAATTAAATTGCTGTAAGTATTGGGAGGTTGTCAGTTTTTCATTATTATCAATATCCGCCGGCGCTACAGCAAAGGTCGGCAGTATAGGATTTAGACTCGCACCAAGATTATTGTAGAGTTGTTTGCCACTCTCAACCATATTTTTGCGCTCACTGAGATAACCAGCCATATACGATCTGTAACCAGCAGTAGAGCCGCCACGGTCGGCGAATCCCTCTTCATAACGGCGTTTTACCAGAGGTACAATAAAGGTTGTTATAAACACAACCACTAGAACTAAAATGATTATGGTGCCTGTGTTAAGCATCCCTCTACCAATTACATAAAAATAATATCGGTAGAGTTTGTCGGGAAGAGATTTAGACATTATCGGGACGAATATTGGATGTAGAATCCATATCACGAGTGATAATGCGTAGGACGAAATTCGTCTGGCGGCTCATGTTGATGAGGGCACAGCCGGTCTGGACAGTTGCCGCCTCGTTGAGGATGTAGGTGAGACCGGCAGTAGAGCCGCTGGTCGCATCCTCCTCCTCGGATAAGAATCCGCCAAAATAGGAGGGACCTAGATTGCGCGTTGTGCCACCCGTGGTGGCAGGATTGTCAAAGCGGTTGCGGACAATGATGACGTTACAGTAACCGGCATTGTTACGTCCAAGATTGATGGTGGAATCGCCACCACCTGTGACAGCGATAAAGCCAGTCGCAACCACATAGAGACCAGATTTCTGGTTAATATAGTTCGTAAAGTCTACAGCTCCGCTGGCTGTGAGTGTGCTAGAGGGCGTAACGGTACAGCCTTGTATATTAATATTATCACCTTCGGAAATAGCACTGAATAAGAAGTAGTTCGTGGTTTTGATGAAGATGTAGGGATTCTCGGCATCCGTCGCCGTTGCGCTAGAGTAATTTGTATTATCAGTTGTGGTGCCGGTACCGCCGAAGTTTGTGAGCAAATCGCTGAGTTGAATACGGTTAATGAAGAAGACATCGGGGTCTGGGCTGATGAGCTCCGTATTATGCCGCTCCATACGAATAGATAGTTTATTGAGTGTTGCAAGGGGCGTCGGTGTATATACACGCTGCGTCTTGAGGAACTTGGGAATAAAGCCGGTGTAACCGGTCTTATCGGCAGGGACAGCACCATTTCCAGCGGATCCTGCAGGTAAATAAGACTGGGGAACGTATAAATCGGAGGACCAGGTCGTATCGTACTGGACAATCGCAAACGTATTATCCTCTTCAGGATTTGTAGAGAAGGAGTTGTTATTGAGCTCGGCGATACGTACACCGGCAAAGGGCAGAGAGAAGATATTTACTACACGGCTGGTGTCGTAGGTTGGCGTATCGGCGGTTACACGTACAAGCGCTGTGAGCGACTCAATCGGCACAATTGCCTTCACGAACTCAATACGCTGGATATTACGGAAACGCTGCTGGACAGCACCATTATAGCCGAGAGCCCCAGTGGTATTACCTGTATTGAAAATGACGGAGAAGTTATAGCGGTTTTCACTATTATTGAGGAGCCAGTTACGGTCGGAGCTCGTAATGAAGACGTTGTACTCGGTTTCGCGGTACTTGACGACATCCTCCTGGGGGATGATGTAGTCTTGAGGGCGAGGTGCAAGCTGGGGCGGCGGCGGGTCGGCTTGAGGCGGGGTGGGCTGCGTCGCCGAGGGCGGCGCCTCCTCGCGAATCTCTAGACGGGGCGGCATCACCGACGCCGCTCCATTCTGAGCTGACTCCACCTTCTTGTTCGGAAAGGCAGGAGCAGGAGGCGCAATAGGGATGCCGAGGGCACGTGCCTGGTCTTCACGGCGCTTCGTCTCACGCTGCATCAACAGTACGGGATCTTCCTCTTCGTCCAACTCGGGCTCGGGTGCACGGAAATCGGGGAGACCGACCTGCGGAATAGGAATGGGTGCACGGGATGCCATCATATTCTCGTAACGGGTGCTAGTATCCTGGAACAGGCGAGATACGTCTTCGCCGCGCGGATAGGTACCTACAGAGACCGTAGTAGGGGGCTGTGCCGCCTGCTGCTTGCGCAGCCAGGCGTCCATAGATATTTCCGTTTCACGGATGACTTCGGTCGCAAGGGCATTCTGTGGCTTATCCTGACCCTGAACACGGGCAACCTCTGTCATAAAATGCTGGGTGTACTTTTGGAGTTTCTCGTCCACCTTTTCGGGTAGAGCCGAGAGTCCCATTTTTTTCGCATAGCGTGTGCGTAAAAATCCTACGATTTTGGAGTAGTTCGCCCCGTTTAGAAACAAGTTCTGCTGCGGACCATTCGTGCGTCCGGACATCTTTCTAAACTACCAACATATATCGTAAAATTCCAACAGAACGCTGAAAGATTAGATACAGAATGTTTTTAATGCCTCCTCTAAAGCCCCTTTTCGCGGCGTCTCTTCGGCAAATATAATATCACGAATCTTATTCATTTCGTCATCATTGACCATATTTTTACAAATATCTAGAAACTCTTTGCCTTTGAGCAAGCATATAATCACTAATAAGCAAAATGCGCCACATTCCGATGTTTTTCGCTGATGGCGAATATCATTGTAATAGATATTCTTACAGCCCTGGTCCTTACAACGTTTAAGAAGTCGTACAATTTCCTCTTGAGGTTTGTATCCGTACGAATCGTAATAGTAGGCGGCGCTCTTTTCAAGATCAATAAATGCACATACCCAATGCGAGCCCGGCTCATCGTGAGGATCTAAGTTAAAGATAATGCCAATCTTTGTTTTTCCTTTTTTGGCTAATTCCTTCAAATCAAGATTACATAGTTCATTGACAATACACTTCCCCCAGTTGTTTTCGTCTTTGGCATCAAAATCAATAGGGACGGGACCGATAAAATCAAAATACGGATAGGCGTCTTCGTATTGTTTCATTACATCTTCAATATTATAACTATCTAGCCAATCGGTCGGCTTCTTATCCCATTTTTGGGGCTTTTCGGGTTTGAAAAATCCTTTGAGCGCTTTCTTATCGGTGTCAGATATTCCAGGCATTTTCTTGACGGCGCAAAACTCAGTATCGCATTTGTAGTGCGATTTCATCTTTTCGCGTAATTGATTCCAGAGAGTTAGATTGTTCTGCGACTCTTCGCCGGCAGATTGTTTTCCATTTTTCCGTGTCTTTCGGACACTAATTTTATGCCGGGGATGAGTTTTGTTCCACGCACGAGTTAAGCGCTGAAGAGCAGTATGTGGTAAACAAGTGTCCCCATCCCGGCGATGTAACGCAGGACTACATTGAAATGTTGACATTGTTGACCGGCTTCTTATAGTATAATTAGAAAAAGATGAACCATTGTAAATGGATACACCGAATCCTTCTTGTAATAAGTCTCAAGCCGCAAGGCAGAGAAAGCAACACGGAGATCCGGTGATTAATGATGTCTACTTTCGCCGATTCTTTGTACCACTTATTGTATCTATTCTGGTATTATGTGGCATTGCAGTTGTTATATCAACTCCACCCGGCACCGGCGTTAAATGGGACGGCTTTGCAATGGCGTTTGGAGATACAGCCAAGGCGGCAATAAGAGGAGGTGCTCGGAGGCGATAAACTAAATATATAATAGAGTATGTCGTTTAATTTGCCGTATGTAGTCTCGGCATCTATTTGCGCGATGTTAGCCATTGTTGTAGGAGTTACCTACGGCACGCTCTTGCCAAAGGATTCGGCACAAAACACGAAACTTATGGCGATTGTGACCGTATTTAGTTTTGTTGCCTCGCTCGTTGCCTACGCGCTTGCGCTGTATCATTTCAGCCACAATCCTAC